AGATCATAAGTATGAGAGCTTAGATCCTAATGACCGTATAACATGGTTGAGTGTCACAACATTTGTTGGACAGTTTAAACAGAAATTTGATCCTATTGCACAATCAATTAAATCTTCTAAGAATAAAAGATCTAAATGGTATGGTATTCCTCCAGAAGAAATACAAGCTCACTGGACTAGTGAAACAGACAGAGCTTTATCAGCAGGTACATTTTATCATGACCAACGTGAATCAGATTTACTTAGCATTGATACAATTCAAAGACAAGGTGTAGCAATACCTATTATCAAACCTATTTATGATAATGGTGTAAAACATTCACCGTCTCAAAAACTTACAGAGGGGATTTATCCAGAACATTTTGTATATTTGAAATCAGTAGGTCTATGTGGTCAGTCAGATAGAGTTGAAGTAGTAAAAGATACTGTGGACATAATTGATTATAAAACAAATAAAGAGATTAAGAAAGAATCCTTTAAGAGCTGGGAAGGCATCTCTAAGAAGATGACGGGTCCATGCGCTCATTTGGATGATTGCAATTTTAATCATTACGCTCTACAGTTAAGTGCTTATATGTACATGATCTTAAAGCATAATCCTAATTACAAACCAGGTAAGATGATGTTACACCATGTAATTTTTGAAAAGGCTGGTGAAGACAAATTTGGTAATCCCATACTGCGCAAGGATGCTAATAATGAACCTGTTGTAAAAACAGTTGTGCCTTATGAAACACCTTATTTAAAAAGAGAGATTATTAACATGATAAACTATATTCAAGAACAGAAAAAATGAAAGAGCGCGTAATGGTTGAATTTGGTTTAGTCTTGGAGAACTCAAGACTAAAAGAAGACATGGGAATTGAGTCTCTGACTTTTTCAAAATGCTGTTTTAATATACTAGCTGTTGACTATTACAGAGAGTCTTTTGATGATGAAGGCAACGTTGAACCATATACCGTTGTCATATTAGATACAGGTAGGCAGTTAACTCTAGATCTACCATATAATGACTTTAAAAAATTTATACAAAAAAAATATGAGCAATGACCCTTATCAACACAGAGAGTTATTTTGTAACAATGTAAAAATGAACAAGAAAAAAAGAATTAAAATAGATTTTCAGATTTACCCAGGATTGTGCTTGGGTGTCTCATTTCCAATGGATCATTATGTAGATATGACTATCTGCATTTTATGCATTGGTATTCACTTTAAATGGAGAAAGACATGACATTAAAATTTTTTGATATAGTGAATGGACAAGTGGTTATAAATCATAATTGTTTATCAATACCGGAACTTAAAGCTGTACATGATGCTTATGAAAATCCTATTCCAGCATTTAACTTTTTATATTACAAATTTGATCCTGAAAGTGCGTATGCCAATATAGAAGAAGATGCCAAGGAAGAAGTTATTCAAGCAGACTTTCCTGGTGAATATACACTGGAAGATGAGGTTATGATTGAGGCTATAGTTAAACTTGATGCTTTAACCATAACTCCTACATACAGATATTATCTTGATAATAAAAGACTAATGGAAACACTTGGTCAATTTGTAAGAACAGCTACTGTTACTACGGGAAGAGATGGTAATATCGGGGCTTTACAAACTCAGGTAAAATCAGTTGGTAAAACTATTATGGAATTTAAACAACTTGAAAAGGTTGCCTTGCAAGAACTTGAAGAACTAAAAGGCCGTACACGCGGAAATAAAAAATTAGCTTATGACCAATAAAGATGAATTGTATGACTGGTTGTTTCACTACAACCATTATATTAAAAGCTGGACTGCTTTTAAAAGAGAAGATATTAGCAAATATTTCAATGGAGAATTACAAAATGTGTTAACTTCAAAAAATCATAGCACACTAGTTGATATTATTCAGAAGACTGGCGGAGATGAAGCAAAGATCAAAAAGCTTTTAAAGAATGGATGATCAACCATACATAGTAGTTCCTACTTGGGAAAATGATGAATGGTCAGTAACCACCTTTGATACCATGGTTGATTTTAGAGATTTTGTCTTATCTTTATTTAAAGAACCTGGTCAGTATGTTTTTGACGAAGTTGCTTTACAGTTTAATACTCAAGCAAAGAAGTTTAATAAATCAGGTTATTTTTGTCCTTATCCTGAGGGCAGTAAAGATTTCTTAGCTTATTGGAATGACCAGAAAAACAAATGTCGTAACGGTGTTATTTTTAAAGGCAAGAATGAAACTTGGTATTTACCGCGTGAGTATTACATGTGGGTCAATTTCCTACCAATTAATGATAAAGTAAAAAAGAAATTTGATTTTCCAGATATCTGGGATAGTCAATATCACATGGCTCTTTATGAGTTACTAGCTGAGCTTCATTGGATGCACGCGGCAGTTCTTAAAAAGCGTCAATTTGGTTCCTCCTATTACCATATGGCCAAACTAATTAATCAGATCTGGTTTGAGGAAACACCTATTCTTAAGATAGGAGCTTCATTAAAAGATTACATTAATGATAAAGGATCATGGAAGTTCTTAACAGAGTATAAATCTTTTTTAGATGATAAGACTGCTTGGTACCGTCCTATGAATCCTAATAAAGTTTTAATGTGGCAGCAACAGATTGAGGATACTGGTACAGACGGTAGGTCAACATTAAAAGGTTTAAAAGGAACTATACAAGGTGTGAGTTTTGAAAAGAGTGATACATCTGGTGTCGGTGGTGCTGTAAGAATATTCTTTTATGAAGAAGCAGGAGTTGCACCACACATGGATAAAACTGTGGAGTATTTATTTCCGGCATTACAAGCTGGTGATATTACAACTGGTATATTCATTGCTGCAGGAACTGTAGGTGATCTTGATCAATGTGAGCCACTGAAGCAAATGACAATATATCCCGTTGTGAATAGTATCTACCCTGTCACTAGCAACTTGCTTGATGATAAAGGCACTATAGGAGAATCAGCTTTGTTTATTCCTGAACAATGGTCAATGCCTCCATATATTGATAAATATGGTAACTCACTTGTTGAAGAAGCATTAGAATCTTTAAATGCCAAATTTGAAAAGTGGAAGAAAGATCTTACACCAGAGAAATACCAATTGCGTATATCTCAGCATCCGCGTAATATTGCTGAAGCATTTGCTTACAGAAGTGTATCACTATTCCCGCAAAACTTAGTGGCTGCACAAACTCGCCGTATTGAAGAAAAAGATTATGCTTACGAGTTTATAAATCTTGAACGTGATGCCTCAGGTAAAATAGAACCTCATCTAACAACCAAGCTTCCTATATCTGAATTTCCAATAACTAAAAACACTGAAGACAAAACAGGAACATTAGTTGTATGGGAAAGACCTGACCCTAATGCAGAGTGGGGAACTTACTATGCTTCTATTGACCCCGTGTCAGAAGGTAAAACAACTACCTCAGAATCTTTATGTTCTATTTATGTTTATAAAAATCCTGTAGAAGTAACTAAGATTGATGCTGATAAAACAGAGACTTATATTGAGAGAGATAAGATTGTTGCTGCATGGTGCGGACGTTTTGATGACATCAATAAAACTCATGAAAGACTCGCTTTAATAATTGAGTGGTATAACTCATGGACTTTAATAGAAAATAACGTATCTTTGTTTATACAGTACATGATAAGTAAGCACAAACAGCGCTATCTTGTACCTAAAGATCAGATCTTTTTCTTGAAAGAGTTGTCCTCAAACCGGAACGTGTTTCAAGAATATGGTTGGAAGAATACAGGAACATTGTTTAAGAATCACATCTTAAGTTATCTGATTGAGTTTCTCAAAGAAGAATTAGATGTTGACACTAAAGATGATGGTACTATTGTAAAAACATATTATGGCATTGAGCGTATTCCTGATCCAATGGCCATGAAAGAGATGCAAGCCTACAACTCAGACATAAACGTGGATAGGCTGGTAGCACTAGGAGCACTGATTGCTTTTGCTAAAGTTCAGCAAGCAAATAGGGGCTATAAAAAAAGAGTTGAAAATACTGACAGAAAACACTTGGAAAAGTCAGCAAATTTGTTTAAATTAAGTAACAGCCCTTTCCGGCATATTGGAAAAGGTAGAGGAAATCCTGGTCGCATGCAAGCACCAAGAAATCCTTTTAAAAATATAAGATAAGATTATGAAAGTATTAAACGCAATGCAACTTAAGGCTGGTGCCAAATCTGAAACTAACCGTATGGGTAGTATCACACAGCCTGTTCAATTTCTTCCACGTGATGAGAAAGATGCTGAATGGACAGCCTGGAATCTTGACTGGTTAGAGTGGAATGGTTTAAAACAGATCCGCCGTAATGCGCGCCGGCTTATGAAAAACTATAAGCTTGCTAAAGGAGTTATTGACAAAGCTGATTACATTGTTGAAGATGACAATGAGATGAGAGACTTAGTTGAAACTCTTATCCAAGAAGATACAACAGCTTTAGAACTTAAGTTTTATCCTATTATTCCTAATGTGGTTAACGTGCTTGTATCTGAGTTTGCTAAAAGAAATACTAAGTCTACGTTCCGTGGTGTTGATGAGTTTACTTATAATGAACAACTAGAAGAAAAACGCAAACAAGTAGAAGATGTTTTATTTGCAAAAGCTGAGCAAAAGTTATTAGCTCAGATGCTTGAACAAGGAATGGATATGAATGATCCACAAATGCAAGAGCAAATACAACAACAAATGAATCCTGAAAATCTTAAGACTCTTCCTGAAATACAAAATTATTTTGATAAAGATTACAGGAGCATGTGTGAACAATGGGCTGCTCATCAGATGAAAGTTGATGAAGAAAGATTCAGAATGGATGAACTTGAGGAAAGAGCTTTTAGAGATATGCTTATTACCGATAGAGAGTTCTGGCACATGCGCATGATGGAAGATGATTATGATGTTGAGCTTTGGAATCCCGTAACTACTTTTTATCACAAGTCACCAGAAGCAAGATACATTTCTCAAGGTAACTGGGTTGGTCGTATTGATATGATGACTATCTCTGATGTAATTGACAAGTACGGTTACATGATGACTCAAGAACAACTAGAATCTATTGAAGCTATTTATCCAGTAAGATCTGCAGGTTATCCACTACAAGGTTATCAAAATGATGGTTCTTACTATGACGGAACCAAGTCTCATGATTGGAACGTTAATATGCCTGGTTTAGCTTACCGTCAATTTACTTCAATGTGGGATAATTCTATTGCTCCCGGAGGAGACATTATCAACTGGATCATGGCTGAAGGAGAAGACTATGCTCCGATGGGAGCTGCCTTTTTGCTCCGTGTTACTACAGCTTACTGGAAGTCTCAACGTAAGGTAGGACATCTTACTAAGATTACTGAAAACGGAGAGACCATTGTAGACATCATTGATGAAAGTTACAAAATAGTTGATAAGCCTGTGTACAATACACGGTTAATGCAAAACAAAACTAAAGATAATCTTGTCTTTGGAGAACACGTTGATTGGATCTGGATTAATGAAGTATGGGGCGGTATTAAAATAGGTCCTAATCATCCTTCCTTCTGGGGTATGAATAACCCAGGTGGTATTAATCCAATGTACTTAGGTATTGATAGCAACACAATCAGACCATTAAAGTTTCAGTTCAAAGGAGATAAAACTTTGTACGGCTGTAAACTTCCTGTAGAAGGGGCTGTATTCTCTGATCGTAATACTAGATCAACAGCAATGGTTGATTTAATGAAGCCTTTCCAAATTGGATACAACATTGTTAATAATCAGATAGCTGATATCTTGGTAGATGAATTAGGTACCGTAATTCTGTTAGATCAGAATGCTTTACCAAGACACTCTATGAATGAAGACTGGGGTAAGAACAACTTGGCCAAAGCCTATGTTGCAATGAAGAACTTCCAGATGTTACCTTTGGATACATCCATCACTAACACTGAGAATGCACTTAACTTCCAACACTTCCAGACCTTGAATCTTGAGCAAACAAATCGTATGATGTCCAGGATTCAAATGGCCAACTATTTTAAACAACAATGTTTTGAGGTGATAGGTATCACACCTCAACGTCTGGGTCAGCAAATAGGTCAAACAGAGACCGCTAAAGGTATCGAACAGGCTGTAACCGGTTCATACGCCCAGACGGAAACTTACTTCATGCAACACTGTGATTACTTGATGCCACGCGTACATCAGATGAGAACTGACTTAGCGCAGTTTTATCATTCTTCAAAACCGTCATTACGCTTGCAATATATTACAAGTACTGATGAGAAAGTTAACTTTGAGATGAACGGTACTGACTTATTACTGAGAGATCTTAATATCTTCTGTACAACAAAGGCCAACCAGAGAGCAATACTTGAACAGATGAAACAAATGGTTATTGGCAACAATACTACAGGAGCAACAATCTTTGACCTAGGTAATGTTATGCAGGCTGAATCCTTAGCTGAGGTTAATCATGTATTAAAAGAAACTGATAGAAAAGCTCAAGCTCAACGTCAGGAACAAATGCAACATGAACAACAAATGGCTGAACAAGCTAATCAAACAGCATTGCAACAAAAACAAATGGAGATTGATGCTGATATGCGTAAAGAAGAGATGCGTAACAGAACCACATTACTTGCTGCTGAAATTAAGTCTGCGGGTTATGGAGCTATGCAAGACATGAATGCTAACAAGCAGTCTGATTTTATTGATGCTATGAAGGATATCAAGAGCTCAGATGAGTTTGAACAAACTATGAACTTTGAACAAGGTAAAGAAAGAACTAAGCAATCTTTAAATGCAGATAAAAATAATATCTCTAGAGAGAAAATGCAAACTCAATTAGCCATGAAACAGATGGATGTTAACATAGCAAAAGAGAATAAGAACCAATTTGACCTAAAAAAGAAGTCTCAAGAGAATGCTAAAAACAATAAGAAAAAGTAAAACTAGCGTTATAATGCAGAAAAACTTCACAAGCTTGAAAAAAAAGTCAAATTTATAAAGTTTATTTGTATAATTTTGTTATATTAAGTATATGACCGTCAGTCAAAAATAACCAACAAAAAATAAAAAGATGAGCAACACAACAGACAACACAACCGTAGAGACGGTAGACATGGACCTAAACCAGATACTCAATATCGGGGATAGCGTTATGTTACCTGCATCTACGGATGAGCCTGAAAAGAAAAACATTTTTTCCCGCGGCAAAGAAGATTTATCTTTCTTAGATAAACCAGTAACAAAATCAGAAACTGAGACAACAACATCAGCAGATCCTGCAACAACACCTGCGCCAGCGCCAGTGTCTAAGTCAGAATTAGATCAAATGTTGAATGAAGATGCTGATGATGATTCAACAGCAGGACCTTCAAAATCTACAGGACGTAAAAATGGTCTAGTAGAATTAACTAGCAAACTTATTGAGAAGAACTTGCTAGTTCCTTTTGATGATGAGAAACCTTTAGACAAATACACTCTGCAAGATTTTGAAGAGTTAATTGAAGCTAACTTTAATCACAAGGAAGAAGAGTTGGGCGGTCGTATCTCAAATCAGTTTTTTGAAGCACTTCCTCCTGAGTTTCAATACGCTGCAGAATATGTATCCAAAGGTGGTACAGATTTAAAAGGTTTATTCAGAACACTTGCTCAAGTTGAGGAAGTACGTCAGATGGATCCAGCTGATGAAAATGATGCTAAGCATATCTCAAGAAGTTATTTACAAGCAACTAACTTTGGTACACCAGATGAAATTGAAGAGCAAATTACTGAATGGGAAGATGCAAATCAATTAGAGAACAAAGCTTCTAAGTTTAAACCTAAGTTGGATGTAATGACAGAGAGACAAGTTCAATATAAACTTGCTCAACAAGCTGAAATGCAAAAACAACAACAAGCTCAAATGAAACATTATATGGATAATGTTTATAAAACATTAGAGCCTGGTGAATTAAACGGTCTTAAGCTAGACAGAAGAACACAAAACTTATTATTCACAGGACTGGTTCAGCCAAGCTACCAATCTGCCTCCGGTAACCCAACTAACTTGTTAGGTCATTTATTAGAAAAATACCAGTATGTAGAACCTAATCATGGTCTTATTGCTAAAGTACTTTGGTTACTTGCTGATGAACAAGGTTATGAATCTAAGGTGCGTGAGAATAATAAAAAAGAAGTTATAGCTGAAACAGTACGTAAATTAAAATCAGAACAAAGTAACAAGATATCTTCCCATATTGATGAGCAAGTTGATGACAACAAGAGCAGAGGTAGTTTCAAAATACCAAGAAACACAGGAGGATTTTTTAAACGTTAATAATAAACAAATATAAACCCTAAAACAAAAACAAAAACAGAATGAGCACTCCAGTTTTAAACAATGGCCTCTTCCTACGTGACACGCAGTACAATGCTAGTTCACACGTAGATTCATATCACTTAGTGAATATGTTGAAAGATGCCGAACCAATGGACATGGGTCCAGTTGATATTTGGGCAATGACCCAAAAAATCGAAATGCCTTTATACCAGTTATCATCTTTTGGTGGTAAAAACATCATTATGGTAGACAATGCGCGTGGAGAATATAAATGGCAAACTCCTGTATCTCAGGACTTAGCTTATATTCTTGAAGACATTGAGCCAGCAAATGAGAACAAAGGTATTGATGGTACAACCTTCAAAATCAAAATCAACAGACGTGAGTTTGGACATGGTGATATCATCACTTATGACAAATACAACGGTGTTGAGATGTACATTACTGCTGATGATATCTTACCTATGGGTGATGGTTTTATCTACACAGTGCAGTTAGTAAACAATGATAACTACAAGTTCTTGGATAACAAGTACTTAAACCCACAAACTAAAGTGTTCCGTAAAGGTTCTGCTCGTGGTGAGTACGGTGAGAGATTCTCTGATATCCAAACACGTGCAGGTTTCCGTGAATTCTATAACTTCGTAGGAGGTGCA